TTATTTCTGCTTCTGCTTCTTTAGATTCTCAATCCATTTAATAATCTCTTTACGTTCTTCCTCAGTTGCTTTTGGGTCAATTGAGGCGTGGATAGTTTCTATCTTAGATTGGTTGTTACTATTTGCAGTAGATTTTTTATTCATTAAGTAACTCCCCTCAACTATTTGCCCTTAAAATAAACATCTAACACACGAATGAGATCGACAATCTGCATTCCCTTTTTCCGGGCTTCATCACCAACGTAAGTATTTCCTTCTAGCTCAAGAGGACCACCTTGAAGTAATGAACCTGCAATGTCACATAAATAAATGCGAAAATCTGTTTCTTTCTTCATTATTCATCACTCCCATCAGTCACGGTAATTTATTACTGATTCAAATCTTTATAAGCGTTAGCTGCAGAAGTATCATATTTATTAAAACTATCAGAAAAGCTGTTATAACTACCTGAAGGAGACGTAACTAAATTAGTCAGATTTTTAAGTTCTTTATATGACTTATTATATTTAGCAAAGCTCCTATCTGGAGTCTCGTTCTCCTTCATTCCTTCAGTATATTCTTTAATTTTTTTCATATTCGCATCTATATCAGCGATATCGCCTGCATTGTCTACCACTGCATCAGTAATAGTTTCATCTACATCAAAATCATCTGCACTATCACTATTGTCGATAGCATCTGACCATTTTTCAGTTTCTGAGTTACCAATTTCTTCTGCTTTTTTAGCTGTTTTTATATAAAGCACCTCATATTTTTGAGCGTAGTAATCGAATCTCTGATTATGTTTTGTTGCTACTTGTCGGTAACTCGCATCTGTTATACCAGCAATTATTAATGCTAACACTGCAACTAAAACAGTGATTAAAGATCCGATTTTTCCAACTTTCTTAGTTTTAATATTTTTTGATAGCTTTCCGACTAGTAAAGTTATTAAGAAACCTACTAAAACTAAAACGGCTAGAAATGTAACAACATAAAAAAGTGTGCTTATGGCAGCTAAAACAGTCATAAGTTTTCCTCCCTAATATAAATAACAGCTTTTAACGTCGATCAGTATTTGGACGTAAATTATTATTTAATACTCCATGAAATGTGAACAGCCTTACCAACAATTCGGCCTGGATTATCTTTATCTAAGATAATTGGGTCGAATTCTTTATTATCTGGCATTAGCATAGTAAGATTTCCTTGATGTTTAACTCTTTTCAGAGTTGCTTCATTATCACCATCAACAAGGACAGCGGCGATTTCACCGTCTTCCACTGTGGGTTGTTCTCTGATGGTTACAATTGATCCATCATGAATGGTTGGTTCCATACTTTTGCCTTTACAACGTAGAGCAAAGAGATTGCCTTTTGGAACAGGCTTTTCAAAAATCTCTTCAACGTAGCCTTCAATATTTTCTTCGGCTGTGATAGGGTCCCCACAGGCAATCTCACCAATGAGGGGAATGCTGATACGCTCAAAATCATCTCCTAGCGGGTAGACGATATTAGTTGGTAAGTGACTCTGAGTCTCTTCTTTGATAATTGATGCATTAGTTATTTCACCAATTTTCACATGAAATAGATCAGCTAAATTTTGTAATGATCCCATGCGAGGGACTTTTGTACCAGTTTCCCAGTTAGAGATAGTTTGTTTAGAAACAGATAATTTATCTGCTAATTGTGTTTGTGTCCAACCTCTACTTTTTCTTAGTCTTTTTAATTGAGAGGCTATCGTGTTTTCAACCATAGAGTTCCACCCCTTTAATCTGATTATATAACTTTTGGTTATCTAAATAAACGTAAAGTTATATAAAAATATAAAAAAGAGTTGACTATAACTTTAAGTTAGATTATTATATTGATGAAGAAAGGGGGAAAAGAAATGCCGAATAGTACACGTATTTCATTGAGAGCAGCTCGTATTAATGCAAATATGACGCAAGGCGAAGCTGCAAAGGAACTTAGTAAGTATTTTGGTATGAAAATTTCAAGACAACGTGTTATGAAATATGAAGAAAATCCGCAGCAAACCCCACCTGGATTTGGCCAAGGTTTTTCTACGATTTACTCTATTCCTATAGAGGTTATTAATTTTGGTCGTAAGTCAACTTAAAGTTATACAAACGGTGCTAGGAGGGTAGCAATGATGGACAACATAAATAATTTTAAGAAAGCATCTGAAAGTTACGACAAATTAATCAATGACTATGCTATTGAACTTCTGGATGAATTTGATAGTAATAAAAAAGCTCGCGCATTTCTTCAAGAACAACTAGCCAATACAGCTAAGCCAGAAACACACGAGTTTATATTCTTAATGGTTAAGCGATTGGAGCAAATTGCGCTTAATCAATAAGTTCTAGTTTTACTACAGCAGATGTCTTGTAAAGAGTTCTATCTTTTCCGATGGAGAACCAGTCTGTTGATCCAATTAGTCCGCTAATGCCATTTAAAGGATCTTTAGTTGCAATTTCGGTTCCGTCGTTATAGGAGCCCTCAAAAGCCATTTCTCTATAAAAGGGTGTTTTATTGATAACCCCATCTGCAGCTTTCCAAGCGACGATCTTTGTTGATTCATTAATTGTTTTAACAGTACCGTCTGCGAAGGTTATTTTGATCATTTGTGCTCACCCCCCTTTGTAGGGGATGAGTTAAGTATAGCAGACGATGAAAGGAGGGTAGCAATGGTGAAAGATAAGCAAAAAGAAAAAATCCAATCAGATAAAGAAAGGCTGAGTATTCTTCAATCTGAGTTGGCTTTCTATAAGAAGCTAACAAAGCGACAGGAAAAGCTTATTAAAAAGCTGCTCAATGCTATTAGCGGTAGCAAAGAACAGCTTCATCAAATTGCAAGTGATACAAGTTATTTACGTGAACGTTTCCCATCATTTGACAGGAAAGCATATCTTGAGAAAGTTAAAAGAATTACCGAAGATCTTTAAGAATGATTTGGTAATAGCGATTGAAGTTATCGATGATTGTCGATGTATTTGGTTTGGCTGGATCAGCATCATCTTTAATTGCTTCGATTTCTTCAAGTCGCTCGTTACCACTCATAGAACTTAGATCAGCCTGAATAAAGGCCATTGCCATATCATGAGCAATTTGTTCATTAGAAGGTCGTGACATTAGTTTCACCTCCTTTGTAGGGGATGAATTAAGTATAGCAGACGATGAAAGGAGGGTAGCAATTATGAAAACAAGAGAAACTATGAGAACAAGGGAAGAAATTAATTCACCAATGCTTATGGAACGAGAAGCTGCTAAGTATTTACGAATCAATAATAGTACATTAGCTGATCTGCGTAAGTATGGCTTCATCAATTCTTTAGATTTAGGTGCAAGAAAGTATCCTAAGTGGGAATTAGATCGGTTCATTAGTAAGTGGACTGATAGTCAAGAATCAATTGAGGATGCTCTCGAACAAGCCAAGCGAGAGCATGAAGTTAAGGACGAAAAGATCGTCCATCTATAGGAGATGAATAATGTGTGGCCGTATTTAGTAATTCTTGGGTGTTTTGCCTTTGCTGCTATTTACAGCATTGGCATCCGCCATGAACAAGTATTCCAGAAGAAGTATCGCGGAAAGCATAACAGAAAGCGGATGTTCAGATGAAAGATGGTACCAAGCGTCTTCGCGAATTAATGGAGGAATACGATTTTCCTCTTGAAGCGATTGATGATATTCTTTATCGCCTTGGCTGGCACTTCCTTAGTGGTGGGCAACCTACCGATGATTATGTATGGACGCAGGTTCGTTACTTTGAGAACTTAGTTAAGTTTGGCAAAGTAGCACGAAAGGAGAAAGTTAAATGATTACTTTAATTGCAGTAGCAAGCACAATTGCGATGATGATTAGTCTGTTTAATGCGAATGTTCCATTTGCTTTATTTTCAGCTTTAATTCTCTTGTGGGCTTGTTTAGCTGATACACCCCAAGAGTGGTGGTCAAACGAAAAAAGCACCGATGCTGACGACACCGATGCTAAATAATCCAATTAACTGGATAAGAAATCTACAAGGAGATTATAACATATGTCAGAAAAAGATACTGCAGTAAAAGTTGAAAAACTTGCTAACAATGTGATTGATCAAGCTATTTTTATTTGTAATTTATGCGATCAATTTAAGCACGCTGAAACTTACAGCCATCATCTAAAGTTAGCTAAGGATATTGCTTACCACCTCAAACGCATAAGCAAATATCAAGACTTCGATGAATTGGTTAAGCAGATTTACCAGGACAACTAGGGGGGTTACAAAATGGCACAACGCAGAATGTTTAGTCAGAAGGTTACTGAGACAGATAAGTTTCTTGATATGGGGCTTACCGCTCAATCACTTTACTTCCATTTGGGGATGAATGCTGATGATGACGGTTTTGTTGGCAATCCCAAGTCAATTAAACGCATGATTGGCGCTAGTGAAGATGATCTAAAGGCATTGGTTGAGAAGGACTATTTAATTGTCTTTGATGATGGCGTAGTCGTTATTAAGGATTGGTTAGTTTCCAACTATGTTAAAAAGGATCGATATACCCCGACAATTTATACCGACGATATGAAATTAATTGGTCTTGATAAGAATAAACGGTACCAATTTGTATCCGATTTGGAACCAGAACGGAACCAAGTTGGAACCGAAATGTCTCCAGAATGTATCCAAGATGGAGACAAAATGGAACCAAACTGTATCCAAAGTGGTTCCAAAAATAAAAAGCAAATTTCAAATGAAAACTCTCAACCTCAACAGGGACAAGGCTTTAACCCCATGGAACCAAATTGGAACCAGAATGGAACCGAAATGGATCCTCAGGTTAGGTTAGGTAAGGATAGAGTTAAGTTAAGTAAGAGTAAAGATAATTTAAATACTACTACTAGTACTACTCTTAATTCATATTATAAAAAGCTCGCATCCCCAAAATCACAAAACGAATTAAAAGCGTTCGTGAATGAACTTGGTCGTGATGTAGTAGCATTTGCCATCACTTCCATGTTTGAGAATGCTGATCGTCCAACATTTGCATACTTACGTTCGATCTTAAATCGTTATCAGCAACAGGGATTAACTAATCTTGCGGCTGTTCAACATGATAATGATGTTTATAACGGTAAGTCAGTTGTTGTTACTGGTGCTAAGCCTAAGATTCCTGTTTATCATCTGGGGGAATAAGCATCGATGGTACAAGTTGGAAAAAAGAGAGCTATTAAGTTCTGGAAGTATTACAAGGAATGGTATGAAACCTACAAATACGGGGATGTCCGTGATGTTACTTACCAAAGATATATTTTGACAGGTAAACAAATTAAGAAACTTGCTCCAGATCTAATGCTAGATAAAATAACCCGAGCTGATATACAAAAGCTCATCAATGCTTATGGACAAACGCATGAAAAAGTAACTGTTCGTAATTTCTATCGCTTACTAGAAGCACCAATCAGAGATGCGGTCTATGAGGGATGGATTTCCCGTGATCCATGCTACAAGATTCGTATTACCTCTCAAGTTAAGAAGAAAAAGAAGCTTAAGAAGTGGCTAGAAATGGATGAGGTTCATAAACTTGAACAAGTCTTTAATGCTGATCAAAGCGGATATGGTGACTTCTTTGATTTTACGTTACGTACTGGCTTGCGATTTGCTGAGGTTCTTGGCCTTACTCCAGCTGATGTTGATATGAATAACATGTCTATTTACGTCAATAAGACACTGAACTACAAGAAAATAGATTACTCTCAAGTTAAACCTGGGGACTTTATGCCGACTAAGAACAAGTATTCTGTTAGGCAAATCCTAATTGATTTTAAGGCATTAACTGACTTACAACGCCACCTGGATGGGGTAAATGAAGATGAGTCAATCTGGGCTCATTAGTATGCTAGTGACTCTCGTACTAATACCCGAGGTGGTAATCACATTTATAATTCAGTGTTTAATAAAGAGTTAAAGGAAATGTGTGACCAGGCGGGAGTACCACCAATTTCAGTTCATGGTTTGCGTCATACTCATGCATCCCTGCTAATTGCTAACCGTGTTTCAATTCAAAGTGTTGCTAAACGGTTAGGCCACGGCAATACAGAAACAACCCAACGTGTCTATATCCACCTGCTAGACAAGCTAGCAAACGAGGATAACAACAAGATTATGTCTGTAATGACAGGGATTTGAGGTGGAATAATGCAGTTTGATACAAAAACCGTTAATAAGCTGTTAGAAATTGACGAGTCATATAAGGCTCCGGAAAGAATGCTGCAGCTAATGCTTGATGATCAAAAGCGTCCAGAAGTCTTTAAGAAGTTCCTAGAAGTTTCAACGGACCTAAAGTTTGACTGGTTCCATGAATATTTTGAAGATGAGCAAGCTGAACGGAAAAGCAAGAAGCAGGATTTTACCCCTGATAGCATTGCGACCTTGCTTAATAGCTTAGTTGATAGCGATAAATCTAATGGCCACTATTTCGAGGTAGCTGCAGGGACAGGTGGAATTTTAATCAAGCGCTGGTGGGATGACTGTACAAATGATCGGGTTGGTAATCCATTACATGCTGATCCTAACTTAAAATTCTTGTCAATCTTTACTTATGACCCTAGAGCTTATTGGTATCAGGCAGAAGAAATGTCCGATAGAGCAATTCCCTTCTTGCTATTCAATATGGCAATTAGGGGGATGAATGGAGTAGCAATCCAATGTGATTCGTTAAGCAGGAAGGCAAAGGATGTTTATTTTATTTGCAATGATACAGGTGACTTTTTAGCGTTTAGTGGAGTTATCAAAATGCCCCACACTACGGAGCTAAAAGAGCTTTATAACATTTCCGAATGGGTTGATAAGTTTGACTGATTTCATAACAGACAAATTAAGTGATGCCCTTGATGAACTAGAAAATTACCACACATTTGACGGGGAATTTTGGAAATACAGTCGGCTGAGAGCAGAAGAACTTTTGCCGGCTGATGATTGGCGGCTACAAGAAATACTTAAATTTAGAAAAAAGGTAAGCGAGGAGAAATAAGAAAATGGAAACATCAGAATTTAGAAATAAAATGGCTGAATTTGGCTTGAATTTGAAACAAAGTAAGATCGAAGACGCACTGATGGTAATGATTGACTATTACGAAGTAGCAAGAGTAAGTCAAACAAGAGTAGGCCGGTTTCAGATGTATGGCCGTCCTAAATTATCTAAGTCGGTTCAAAAAAAGATTGCTAAGGTTGTGATGGAGTATTCCTTAACTGAATTAGATGAACGGGATAAGCCAATGTATTGCCTAGAAGTAGGTGGCAGCTATGCAGCATCCCCACGTTACCTAAAAGAGGTCCCTGGAGTTAATACTCAATACCAAGGCGTAAATATTAACTTTTCAGTCACACAAGAACGCTCAGAAGCTAAGGCATTCACCTATGATGAGACAATTGATGTAATGGGTAAATTGCCATTTATTAAGCTTCAACGACGCGCATTGTAAAGGAGATCGAGTGTTATGAGTAAGAAGAAAGCTATTAATTTTGATTTATCAGAAATTGCAGATGGGGGGGTACAAGTTAAACTCAACCGTGCGTTGCAACAAGTAGCAGATAATATCCTTGATCCTAATACGGACCCAACTAAAAAGCGGAAGGTGCAACTTAACATCACCTTAGCTCCCAATGAAAAACGGGATGCCTCAGATGTCACGGTTGAAGTTAAGACCACCCTTGCTCCAGAAGTGGGAGTACCAACTACGATGCTTTTAGGCCGTGATATTAACGGTAAGGTTCACGTTAACGAGTTGAAGTCAGGAGTTAAAGGTCAAACTTACATCGATCCAGATGATGGTAAGGCTAAGACAGACACTGGCGAACCAGTAGAAGAAGTGGAGAAAGAAGAGAAACGTAAGGTTATTGATTTGCAAAAGAAGGAGAACTAACTTATGGAAACTAAGATTAACAGTGAATTAACCCAATTTGAACAACTCATAAATGATGCTAATGGCAATCAGCTCATTACAGGCTTAAACGGCCGGCAGTATCTTCTTGATCATGATGGGGATGCAGCTTTACTTAATGATCCGATCATTGCTCATCCCCTCCAACTGGACCAATTAACTAGCTTGATCGAGTGGTTGGAAAGTGAAGGATCGTCAATTAACGATGCACTAAAAATCCATGTGGTTAGTCCGACTAAGGTTGAGGTAATTGGAAACTTAGCGAAAGGTGGTCAACGTCCTTGTTTCGCTGAGGTTCGGGCAGTAGTTGATAGTCTTGACTTAGAAAGTTACTTAGACCAGGAAAGCATGATCATTATGCTGCAGTCACATTTTGAGGAGAATGATGACCGGAATATCATTTTGAAAGTTGTTAGCAATCTTCGTGATGAAAGCATTCACCAACAAACTGATGATGGTGTAAGCCAAAGTGTTCAAATCAATTCTGGTGTTGCTAGCGTTGATGAAGTGAAAGTTCCTAATCCCGTTAAGTTAATTCCTTTCCGGACATTCCAGGAAGTTGATCAGCCAGCAAGTAAATTTATCTTCCGGATGCGTGAGGGGATGCAATCAGCATTATTCATGGCTGATAACAACCAATGGCAAGTGGAAGCAAAGAATAATATTAAACGATATATTCAGCAACTAGAACAAGAAACATTTGGCGAGATTAAGTATCCGGTGATTGCTTAATGCAGACACAAATAATTTTTCATAACGGTCTTAAATTATCAGTACGAGAAACTACCAGGGAGATTATTAATCAATCTCTTTATGGTGACAAGATTATTGTTACTCGATTTAATCTTGGCCACTTAGAGCATTTCAGAATTAACTACGATGATATGGCTAAACTCGTTGCTATTGGTTAATGAGGAAGTAAACCATGAAGATTAATCGACGAACTTTACATAAAATCCTTGTTGAGTATCAAAAATTAATGAAGAGCGATGAGAGAAGAAAAGTGTATTGGATTAATCATTTAATGATGAAAGACCAAGCAAGAAGATTTGAGCTACCCTTCTACAAGGGGACAAAGTATCGTGGCAAAAAACACTGGTTAGCTAATTCTTCACTTTATTGGGAATTGAGAAAAGTTGAGGAAAAGCAGAAGAGGGGATGAAATAAATGACGGAACTATTAATTATCAGCGCCGTCCTAATTTTTACGGTTGGTTTTATCTTGGGAACTGTCCTATCGATAAAACAAGCAAACTTTGAGGAACGGCGAACTAATCAAGTGAGGAAATACAATGACAAGTAAACGAAAAGTACTTCAGCAATTATCAAAGGAGCGAAAGTATCTGTTAGGCAAGATCGACCGATTAGCTCAATTTATTGTTAAAGAGGGACCAAAGCTTTCATCCCCATTAGAATTAACAATGCTAAATGCACAGCTAAGGTTAATGCAAGCTTATTTAGAAAGCTTGGATGCAAGAATTATTTATCTGAGGGATGAGCAATAATGAATCTTCAATCTTTTGCATTAATCTTTTCGGTAGTGTCATTGATTATTGTTCTAGTATTATCTAGATACTAAATAAAAAAGCGCACCACAGTAATGGCACGCTCCTTCAAATTATCAAACATAAATATTATATCAAAATGGGGAGAGTGCTAAAAGTGGGGCTTTTGAAAGAATTAGATGTTGACGGAACTACTGACAATGTTCGTTACTTCTTCAAGGACGAATATGCACGCTTATGTCGCTTAGCAGGTGGAGGAATCAAGCTAACATCCCCACAAATTGACGGAATGCCAAGAGCAAGTGCCACTGGTAATTCGATGGAAAATCAAATGGTTAAAGTTGCTAATTACCATCTCTTGGTTGAGACAATCGCTCAAGCACTCAACGCATGCAGTCTTAGAAGTAGGCGAATATTAATTGCTAAGTTTATTGAAAATAAAAAAGATTGGGAAGTAGCTAATCAGATTGGTTATGAGAAAACACGCTATTATCATTACTTAAAAATTGCTTGTAGTGAGTTTGCGGATACGCTGGAAAGATATACTAGTTTGCTCGGGGATGCTGACTTACTAGAAGACCTTCATGCATACAAGAACGAAAAAAGTGAACAAACAGTGAACTATGAGTGAACTTCAAGACCGTTTTTAAGTGCGAAAATGATATTGTCGGAAGGTTAGCGATGTAGCCTTGTGACCCCCAATTGTGCCTGAGCAAGCCTTTAACTACTCAAATTTAGGATTCTGGCTTTAAGGAAAGAGATTTCTATGCTTAATACCACACGGGATCTCTTGTTAAGCTTGAGTGTGGATCAGATGTTTGACTGACTGATGGGTCTGAGCCCCATAATCCACGTTGAGACTATCATTAACTTCAAAAATAAATTTACGGTAACGATTAAATTTGGTTTGTGCGTTTTGGAAGATTGGAAGATCTCCTTTATCATTAAATTTACATGCTACTCTGATAGTCTCGTAGCAACCGTGCTGTGATCAGCAGAAGAGTACGTAATCTAACTCAGCGGCTAAAGGATTACCGTATGAATGGACAGCAATACTGTTACAGGAGTAGGCGGAAAACTACGACCGGGTGCGGTGATTGTGTGGTCCTGATTATACTTAGGCTTCAAGGCTGTATGGGTGCAAAGCCCTACTAAGTTTTTATATCATGATTATCAGAAGAAAGGAGGTAAATTTTGCAGCTCCTTCTTCACCCGTACATTGATAATTATGGTATATAGCAATGTAAACGGGTCACATTGCTAGCTAAGATCCACGGTGGGCACACATTACTCAGTCTTGTGTGACAAAAGTACAGTTCGAATCTGTCTCTTAGCTATTGTCCGCGATGACGCTAAACTATATCCCGATATTATTTCATTTAGAGAGCTTAGTTGCTCTCTTTTTTTTGGTAAAATGATAATGAAATAATAAATTGGGAGAGAATGATATGAATCTTGATGAGATGCTAGACGTTGTTAAAAAAGTTGATTCAGATGATGTGAATCTTTATATGGTTCACAATGTTAATAGTATAAAAGGAAGAGGCTATAGTGTAGTAAACCCAACAATTGGGAATACTTTCAAGCAGCAGCTTCAATCTATTGCGCAAGATGAACTAACTAGGTATGAAGGGTGCCCTCAAGCTCAGTATAATCCAACTGGAACGCTTGATAATGTTGTAGAAAAAGCTAAAGTTAAATCAGTAAAACCGATTAGTACATTAAAAGAAGCTTTGGATAAGCCACTTCAAAAATTTAATTTTAATAATGATAGTTTTAACTGTTTTATTTATGAATTTCCATATAAAGATAAGAATGGTGAATTAAAATCTCTGCTAGTTTTTAGACGAACAAAAAAGTTTAAAAGTTTCAAGAAGGGATTTATAGGTTACCTAAATGCTGGAACGTTTCAAAAACTAAAAAATAGTGACATGCTTGCAACAGATGAATATATTGACTTTATTATGGATGAAGAGGATATTTATATTTTTCAACATATTTCTTTTGAAAGAATCTTTAATCTTCGTAGTAAATTTGTTGAGAAGGCTAAGTCTGTACTAAGTAATACAAAATTAGCCGATAAAATTGAGAATTTTGACAAACTGAGGGAAGAAGCTTTAGATAATCAAAGCTATGTCAAAAGACTCGCAAAGCTGAGTAAAGGGAAAAATGATGCAGCATTATTTTTGGAAGACTTAGATGCTACTAAAAAGGTAATTAATGACTTTAATTTAGATATTAAATTTAATGAGGCAGGTGACAAGCTAGTCTTCCGTGGAGAAAGTCAGGTTGCATCGTTCATAGGTTTAATGCAGGATGCGTATTATCAAACGTTAATTGGGAAACATAAAGGTATGGATAAGAGGCGATAATAATGATTAGCAAGATGCCTGATTTGGTATTTAGATGGGTATTATTTGTTTCATCTTATATCCCAATTTTTATAATGATTTTTTTATCAAATTTAAAAAAGTTTACTTTAACTGAATTTAAAAAGGCATGGAAGCTTAATCCGGTTTTTTGGTGGGTATTGATTATACTAACAATAGTATCTTTATTGATTTTGGTTTTCTGGCTTTGTCTATTAAAAAAACAAGCTAGATTAAAAAATAAGAGTGTTAAAGTAGATAATTATGTTCTAAAAGATTCAGATGTATTAAATTATTTTGTAACATATATTATTCCTATACTTTCGTTAAAACCTGAAAGTTTGCCGTCAATTATTATGAATTTAATACTAATTATTATAGAAGGTATATATTTTGTAGGGAATAATGCAGTATATTATAATGTAATGCTAATTGCAGTTGGTTATCATATTTACTCTTTTGGTGATGGTAATATAATAATTACAAGATTATCGAAACAGGACTTAATTTTTGAAAAAAAAGATGCTAAGCAAATAGGTACAACTAATATCTACTATATTTAGAATTTAGGTTATAGTTGGTTGAAAAATTCAAATAAAAAGCCGACAGGTCAACGCTTGCCGGCTTTTAAAGTACACAAAAATACATGAATTTTATCCCTAATTTGCTTGACTATACGTTACTAACGTAGTATTATAATAAGTGAAGGGAGGGATAAAGATTAGAACAGATAGACGTAAGAGATTACAAAAAGAACGTCGAGAAGATATTAAATTTTATCTCAGCATTGCAAGCTTCATAATATCCATCTTGACGTTCTTATTTAAGTAATCTGACACCAGCAAGGGTTCCAACAAAGCCCTTGTTTAGGTGTATATAAATTATACCATGTTCTAGTCTTGCCTGTTATGAAAAGAGAAACTAAGGATAACATTTCAATTGTGCTTTCTATTTTAGCTATTATTATTTGTATTGCCACTTGGATATTAAAGTAGGTGAGTGACATGGCAGAAAATAAAACAAGCGAAGCACAATTAAAGGCAGCCAAGAAATGGAACGATAAAAATAAAGATAAGCAGCGTGTTTACCGTTACCGTTCATATGCTCGTAAGTATGTACGAGATATTGCAAGCCAGGATGATTTATTAGAACTACGCAAGATGATTGATGAGAGGTTAAGTTAAGACGATAGCTGATTGGCTACCGTCTTTTATTCCGCAAATAAAAAGCCGACAGGTCAACGCTTGCCGGCTAAATTTATACTCAAAAAGATTTGTTTTTCTATTGTTGTTTATATGTTAATAAGGTATAATGATAGATGTAGATGAGGTAAGGAGTCGCGACCTTATCAATATTCTACAGCGATCCGGCGACAGCCTTTCTATCCGGATGGAGGCGAGTTCAATGGATGAAAGAGTATATCTGGAAATATGAGGATGCAGTTATCGTTAATGCTCTCGTAGCAATATCAATTGCAAGTATCAACTTTGCAATTGCATATGCGATAATAAAAAAAGCTAATCGCAAATAGCGGTTAGCCAGCAAACTCGTTTTTCCGGATCGCAAAGGGACGAGAGGTAGCAGCTCTTGTCCTTTTGCATATACAGTATACCATATTAATGTTAGAAGGTCGATATTATGGTTAGTGAAGCACAACAAAGGGCCAAGAAGAAGTGGGACGATAAGAACAAGGATAAGAACCGGATATATCGTTACCGTTCATACGCTCGTAAGTTTATCCGTGATTTGGCTACTGATGACGACTTGAAAGAATTAGACGAACTAATACATAAAAGATTAGATGATTAAGGCGATAGAAAATGGCTACCGTCTTTTATTTTGCACTCAACATAAAAGCATCCCCATAAAACTATTTGGGGTCGGCTAGGTAACAAAAAATAGGAATCACCTCCCAAGTAAATTGTGAGGAGGTGATTCCCAATGAATAACTTAAACTTTACTCTATTAATCCTATTACTTATTTTAATTGAGGTCAAGAAGTAAGCTGACCCCAAGGAGGCTCTTGCCTCTTGCGAGCCAAGCGCCTTTACTGCAACAAAGATCTTTACGGCCATACATATATCAGAAAGGGGATGAGTATATTGAAACCAACCAAGCTAGCCTTTGTCAATGGGAAGCCAACACTAGTATCCTATGACAAGGTAGTTCGCAAGGATAACGACAAAGCATATAACTTTCATCGTAATGTTGAAGAGAATGATTACGTTAAGTTCTATCACTCAACAGAATGGAAGCATAAGCGACAAGAGATACTTGAACGTGATTATGGATTGTGTCAGCGTTGTGGAATGGATGCAGAACTGGTTGACCATATCATCCCCAGCAAGGACGATTGGAATGATCGACTTAACGATGACAATTTACAATCACTCTGTCGGGGATGTCATAAGATTAAAACGAAACGTGAATGGATGAAACATCATAAAGGATTGGAACGTTATATGAATATCAATATTGTTTGTGGTTTGCCTGCAAGTGGTAAGACAACATATGTAAAGCGACACATGACTGAGCATGATCTTATTTATGATTATGATGAGTTAATGCATGCGTTATCTGGTTTACCAATGCAACAAAGCAATCACGATATCCACGATTACATTACACTATTCTTTGACCAGATGTTACGAAAGCTAAAGGCAGAACAGACATTCAATAATGTTTGGATCATTAAGACATTACCAGATAAGCGGATTGATACATTGCTTAGTAACTATCATCGAATCAATCATATTGTTATCATGACTGATCCAAACGTCTGTGAGGAACGATTACGTGAACGGAAAGAACAAATTTCATTTCAGAAGATTTTGAACGGCTTCAAAACGGCTGATTTTACCGGCTACCGGGTCGTCAAGAATGGATAAGCCCCCCTTCATTTTGAACGGGGGTTAGATTTTTCAAAACGCTGGAACGCACATCGACTTTTTTGCACGATAAATTCCAACAATTTTTCATTTTTTGGCCAGATACTAAAAAATCCCCAAGCTGTTAAAAGCTTGAGGATATGCGTTTCTTGATGCTTTTATCATAGCACGGAGGTGAGCTTTTTGGCAAGAAAGCAAAAATTATTATCACAGTCAACGGGCCACCTTAGAGTGGTTGAACAAGAAGCAAAATATAAGGCAGAATTTATGGCTGCTGATGGTTTACCTGAGTTACAAAAGACTCCGCCGGCACATTTAGATAAAGTGGCCAAAGCGGAATATCGGCGAATTATTGGTTCTATCGGAAAACTGCCATTGCGTAACTTGGACCGGAGCGAACTTGAACTGTATTGTACTTGGTACAGCATTTATAAAGATGCTTCCGTTCAATTAAATAAGGAACAGTCCAAGAAAAGAAAGAACATTGCTAAAATCAATAATGCAATTAAGACGATTGATAAAGCGACTAGGGCAATCAAAGGCCTTGCATCTGATCTTGGACTTAATGTTAATTCACGTCTGCAGATGAATATGCCACAAACCGACAAGGAAGAGCATCAATCCTTGCGTGATAAGTTTAGGATTTCATGATGAATTACGCTAAAGATTATGCTGAAAAGGTCGTGGCTGGCAAAATAATTGCTGGTAAAAAGGTGATTTTAGCTGCAAAAAGATACTTAAATGACCTTAAAAAAGCGGATAATGATGACTTTGAATACTTTGAAGTGCAAGACAAAAGTTAGACAAAATTAAATTATTAAGCTACTAAGGTGTGATTCCGGTATTCAACTGGAGTCATGCCTTTTGTTTTTAAGGTTATTCTGACATTGTTAAAATACTCTACATATTTTTGCGCAAGCTCGGTTAATTCCGCGATGTCTTTACATGGTGGGAAACCAGCCAGTAATTCAGTCTTGAATAAGTGAAAGAAACTTTCAACTGGTGCGTTATCTAAGCAGTTTCCTTTGCGCGACATGCTTTGAATAAACTGATGCTCGGCTAATTTTTGGGTATAGTAACCTAACTGATAGTGCCACCCTTGATCTGAATGAATGATTGGGTGAGCGGCATCAGGTAAATTGTTAATTAATTCTTTTAGTGTTCGTGTAATTAGATCCTTATTCGGGCTATTGCTAATCTGAAGGGCCAGAATTTCTTGACTAGCTTCATCAATCATTACTGAGATGTAAGCCCATTGACGATCTGCTAAGCGAACCTGTGTTACATCAGTATGGATAACACGGTAAGGTCGTTTCTCATTGAATTTTTGTTTCAATTTATTATCCGCAATTTTACCAATCGTACCCTGATAAGATGAATATTTACCATTACGATGGCGATTATATAAACTTACTTGAATGTTTAATTCGTGCATTAACTTGCGAATCGTATCACCAGACAAGTGTATTCCTAATTTATCTAGTTCCATTTGAATACGACGATAGCCCGCGATCCAACGCCCGCGAAACTGAAATCGCTGCGCGATTTGAAGAATCACTTTCTTTACTTCAGTATATTTATCATGATGATTAGCGATTCGGTTACGTTCATCATGATAGGTTGCCTTGGGCAGTTCGATAGCTTTGAGAATATCGCCAACCTTATAACGTTGTTTCTTTGGGCGTTGCGATTGATCGTCCCTGATCTGATCCACTATTTGGGTTTTCTTTCTGGCTTTGAGGGTCCGAACAGGGACAGCGATTTTTTTAAGATATCCCGCTCCAACTTGGTATCGTAAAGTTCTTGATTTTTCTTCGCTAATTCTTCCTTCAATCGTTCTAACTCACTTTTATTGGCGAGTTGACGAACCTGCTTCTTAGTATGTTTCACTTTAGACGGCCTACCTTTCGGGTGAGGCTTCAAGGCTGTAATGCCGTCTCGCGCAAATTGTGAGCGCCAAGTAGAGATTTGAGCTACTAAAATATCAAATCGAGACGCTACTTCAGCCATTGATTCCTCATGAGTTTGGTAGTAGTCTATCACATTTAATTTAAAATCAGTGGTGAATGTTCGTTTGTGTTGACGTTTTTTAAGTGCGTCGACACCGCTCAGCTGGTATCTTTGTACCCATTCAGCGATACGTCGTTCACTAATTTTATATTTTTTACTTAAATCATAAGTACTTTGAGAGGTTGAAAGGTATTCATGGACGATTTGGGCTTTCAGTTCCGCTTTATATTTGGTCATACAAAAAAGTGCCTCCACAATCATTAGACTTTTGTCTAACAATTGTAGGGCACTTCACTTTTATGATAATGAACGAGCTAATAAAGTTATTCAATTCATGGAGATACTTCCAGATCCAAAAACAATGCGAGCATATCCTTTAGCAGATTTTCAGCGGTTCATCATTGCAAATATGTATGGCTGGTGGAAGAAGGATAAACCATCTGAACGACGCTTTAGTAAAGGAATGCTATCAATGGCTCGAAAGAATGGTAAGTCGATTCTTATTTCCGGAATTGCATTGTATGAGTTCTTGATGGGTAACTCACCCGAATTCTCTCGGCAAATATTTTGTACTGCTAACGACAAAAAGCAAGCGAATATCGTTTTTAATATGATTAAGAAACGCTTGAATGCTCTACGTTCTAGTGATGGTGATACAAAACGTGGAACAAAGGTTAACCGTGACCTTATTAGTAACTTAGATGATTATTCTTATGTTCGTTCTCTTTCTAAGGAAACTGGAACGGTTGATGGTTTTGAACCTCATGTTGGAATCCTGGACGAGTATGCTGCAAGTAAGACCACTGAAATGATGGAATTACTAGAATCCGGTCAGGCTTTACTTCATAACTCACTTATTATGATTATTTCAACAGCCGGCTTTGACTTGAATGTTCCAATGCATACAATTGAATATCCCTATGCGACGAAGGTTTTGAAAGGTGAAATTACTGATGATACTTATTTTGCCTACATTGCTGAACAAGATAATGTATCAGAAGTTGATGATAAAAGTACCTGGATTAAATCTAATCCAATACTGAGTGTCCCAGCTTTACAAGACCAAGTATATGGGTATTTAGCAAAGCGGTGGAAAGAAGCTAAACAGAAAGGAACAAAGAATTCTGTTCTAGTTAAGAATTTTAATATGTGGCGACAAGCCGAAGAGGATAGTTATATGGATATAGATACTTGGAATGCAGCGCAAATTGATCCAATTGACATTGATGGACAACGGGTTTGGTTTGGAATTGACGTTGGTAAATCTTCTGACTTATATGCCATTAGCTGGCTAATTCCGCAAGAAGGGTATTGGTATGCTAATTCTTATGCCTTTGTTGGGACTAAGTATGGTTTGGAAGCCAAGATTAAAGCAGACCGGCTAGATTATGTCCGATTACAGGGGATGGGCCAATGTGAAATTACGAAACTTGAGTCAGGGGTAATTGATGTTGAGCGAGTTTATGAATGGTTAGATGGATTTGTCAGAGAACATAACCTTGATGTTCAGGCTATTTGCTATGACCCAGCTCAATACGGAACCTTATTAACACAGATTGAAAAGGGACACCCAGAATGGCAACAAATATCTGTTCGACAAGGAACGATAACTCTTTCAATGCCGACTAAACAATTTAGGGATGACGTTTTAGATAAACGAATTCGTCATTCTGGTAATGAAATTTTAACTGGTGCAATGGCTAACGCAATTCTTAAATCAGATAATAATGGTGTGCGGATTGATAAGAACCGTTATTCAAATAAGATTGATGCTGCTGATGCTTTACTTGATGCCTATGCAATTTGTTTTCGTGAAAACATTGATGATTATTTAACAGATGAGGATGTGTTTAATGATGACTTCGGATTTTAGTGGAGGTATCAGACTTATTAATCAGACTGAGGAAAAATATGATAAATATATTTTGTGTGCCAATAGTAAGGAATCCCATAAAAGAATGAACCGCGACATTCATGTGCTTACTTCATACTATGGAGCTATTACCGTTCAACAATTTAATTGCCTTATATATATTAACGATGAAGTGTACCATTACATTTACCCAGAAATTGCTGATGGTATTGAAAAGGTAGACGAATTAGAAGTAGATACTTCGGCAATACAATTACTTCCCGTTAAAGAACTAATGACATATATTTCAACGTTCAAGATTAATATTTGTCTTACTAAAGAACGAGTCGCACTTAGGGATAAGACTGCAGGTGAATTAAATGAAATTCTGGAAACTAAATGAACCAATTCTCCTATTTTTATTAGCTTGTATCTGTTTAGCAGTTACAGGCTTTTTATTTTCCACGAAGATTGGCTTGTTGATTATCTCAATTGAATTATTCGTAATGGCTTTTATCTCTTATGAAAGGGGGTGAAGTTGAGTGTTATTCCATACCGAGAAACGCGACTGGGCACAAGATTATATCGATAAGGGAATTCTTCCTGGGTTTAGCAATATGCCATCTTATAGTGGAATCGGTGCTCTTAGAAACTCTGATGTGCTAACTGCAGTCTCTCATGTTGCTAGTAATGTGGCCCGATTTCCGATTGTCATTTTGGATGATGATAAGAATGCGGTAAAGAATATCAAAAGTGTTGATTATTTGCTGAATAAGCACCCAAACGATATGTTATCTGCTTATCATTGGCGTTTCCTAATGACAGTTAATGCGATTCTAACAGGGGATGGTTTTTCACGGATAATTCGTGATCCTCATACAAAAGCACCGTTAGAAATACAATATTTTCCACCATCGCAAACCTATATTGATGATTCTGATGTAATGAATATTAAGTACGAATTTACACCCATCAATCAAAAAGGCGGTGGTCAAACAATCGTTGTGCCGGCTGAAGATGTAATTCATTTTATGTTCTTTACCTACGATGGTATTCATGGCCGGTCGCCATTGTTGTCTTTGGCTGATGAGATTGGGTTACAGGATGATGGAATTAAAACATTACGGCGGTTCTTTAAATCAGGTCTTAAAGGTGGATTGCTAAAAGCTAAGGGTAAGTTAAGTCCGGAAGCGCGGCTTAAAACACGAAAAGATTTTGAATATTCCCAACGTAATAGTAATGCAGGTAGTCCCATTATTATTGATGATCGATTTGAATATTCACCAATTGAAGTTGACACTAATGTTTTGCAACTAATTAATAGCAACAACTATTCAACTGCTCAAATTGCCAAAGCGTTGCATATTCCGGCATATAAATTAGCAGTTAATAGTCCTAACCAATCGATTAAACAATTAAATGAAGACTTCATTACTTCTGATTTACCTTATTACTTCAAGCCGATTGCAAGTAACCTGGAAATGACAATGCTGACTGATCGGCAACGTCATAACTGCCACATTGAATTTGATACTCGCAAAGAAACGGGGATGTCGATGGATGATGTACAAAAAGGAGTTACGAATAACGTTATTACTCCTAATGAGGGACGAGTTCGGATGGGATTAGTCAAATCTGATAATCCAGACTTAGATCGCTTCCAATCAACTTTGAATACTGTCTTCCTTGATAAAAAAGAAGAGTATCAGAAACAATCAACAGCGAAGGGAGGTGGAATCGATGACAAGCGACTTGGAAACTCGACAGTTAATGATGCCAATTCAGATGAGAACGGCAACTGATGAAGATGATGAACCAGTAATTGAAGGTTATGCAGCCAAATACAATAAGCCATCCGAAGTTTTGGGTGGCTTTACTCGTTTTATTGAGCAAATTGCTCCAGGAGCGTTCGATGATGCTGATATGTCAAATGTAGTGGCAACGATCAATCATGATCCTAACCAGGTATTGGGACGATCAGGGGTGAATCTGACTTTATCTTCTGATGCAATTGGCTTGAAATTCACTGTTAAGCCAACTGATACATCATTTGCCCGTGATTTGATCGCCAATATCAAGGCAGGCGTTATTAATCAATGCAGCTTTGCTTTTACGGTGGCCAATACAGATGAGGCCCAAGATTGGGAAGAATCTGACCAGGATGGAGTTGATTATGAACGCACTATTCGACAAATTGAGCGTTTGTTCGATGTATCAGTAGTTACGACACCTGCTTATCCTGATACAGAAGTTCAAGTTGGTCAGCGTTCAATCAATATGGTTAAGCAGATGCAAAGCAAAGAAAATAGAGATGCTACTGACCAGAAACGTAAAAAGATGTTACGTGAATTAGAACGACAAGAATTATTGAAGACACTAGAAGGAGGAAATTAAATGTTTCGCGAAAAAATTAAAGAATTGCTTGCTCAAAAAGAAGGTAAGCGAACATTAATTAACGAAAAAACTAATGAAATGCGCCAACTACTCTCAAATGAAGACACAACTGATGAAGACTTAACACGAGCTAAGTCATTACGTTCTGAAATTGAAGCTGCTGAAAAGGAAGTTCGGAGTATTGAAGATGACCTTAAGCTTTACCGTAAAGCAGCTAAGGGTAATCCAGCTCCAGATCCTCATAAGCGTTCCCAAAATAACGAGGACGAAAATGAAGAAAAACGTAATTTCAATGCATATCTTCACCAAGAACATCGTGATGGTACTACTGGAATTACTTCTTCAGACGCAAGCGTTACTATTCCTGAATCAATCATTTACAATCCTGAAAATGAAATTAAAACAGTAACTGATCTTAGCCAATTTGTTCAAGTATTTAACGCCACAACTGCTTCTGGTAGTTATCCAATTCTTAAAAAGGCAACTGCTCAAATGCATACTGTTGAAGAACTTGCAAAGAATCCTGATCTTCAAAAACCTGAATTTCTTAAGGTAGCATGGCAAATTGAGACCTATCGTGGAGCAATTCCTATTTCACAAGAATCGATTGATGATTCAGCAATTGATTTAACTGGATTAGTTGCTCGAAACGCAAAAGAACAATCCTTAAATACAAAGAATGCGGCTATTGCTACAATTTTTAAGGGATTTTCAGCTAAGACCGTTGATGGCTCTAATGCAATCGATGACCTAAAGAAAATTTGGAATGTCGATTTAGATGTGGCTTACAATAAGATGATTATTGCTAGCCAAAGCTTCTACAACTGGCTTGATACATTGAAAGATAAGAATGGACGTTACTTACTTCAAGATAGTATTTCTAGTCCGTCTGGTAAAGCGGTCTCTGGAATCAACGTTGCTGTAATTGAAGATGACTTATTTGGAGCAAAGGGTGAAGCTCATGCCTTTGTTGGTGATCCATACCGTGCAATTATTTTAGCAAATCGAAAAGATCTCCAGGTACGGTGGGTTGATAATGACATTTATGGTCAATATCTCCAAGCGGTTCTTCGTTTAGATGTGAAGAAGGCCGATGAAAACGCTGGTTACTTTGTTACTGGTCCATCAGCAGCGTCAAAATAACGCCGTCCGACAACGGGGCGGACGTTAAACCGACTAGTGCTGATACGGTAGACACAATCAAAAAGTACTTAGATGATCATGGAATTGCCTATACTTCAACCGATACTAAGGATCAACTGTTAGCAAAGCTAGGTGAGTAGGATGGAAACAGACCACACTTTCTCGAGTGATGAACAATTCTTTGCCAATCTAAAAAACTACTGCAAAATTGACCAGGACTTTGATGATGAAATTCTTAAAATAATTGTTGATGCTGCCGCATTGATGATTGCAAGGGCAATTAAATGGGAGAGTAAGCCTGCTGACTACTCTGACGAACCGCGATTCAAAATTGCTCTCATGAAGCAGGTGAAAGAGGACTTCTATGAACGAGGAATTACTGCAGATAGTTACCGGCCAGTTCTTTCATCAGGAATTGATGGACTTATCAATCAAATAAGTAGTGAGGTGAATACCGATGAAACTACGGAACATGACGGAACGGATAACATTTTACTCAGTTCAAATGGGGATCAATCCGGAAACCCATCGACCAATCAAGGATCAGAAAATTAAGGAATTTACCGTGTGGTCAGAAGTTCCTAAGCTGTCAGTCCGTGAATTTGTCCAAAACAGTTCAAACGTGGGGTTCAGAAAAGAATCACCCACGTTTTTGATTGCCTTCAAAACTCGTAAGGAAATTCAATCGAATTGGTTAATTAACTGGCGAGGAAAATGGTATAAAATCACGGGGATGGATCCTGATTATGCAAAGCGAGATCTAACTAAAATTACTGCCCAGGAGGTTATCCAAAATGGCAGTGACCGGTGAAACAGAGTTAATTGCTAACTTAAATAAACTTGAAAAGACGGAAGAAAAGAAAGCACGAAAAGCAACCCGTGATGGTGCTAAAGTCTTTCAAGAAAAATTAAAAGAAGTTACTCCAGTTGCAAAGAGTGGTGATCACTCTAATATGACCCCCTTAGCTGAACATACCAAACACGGTAATTTGAAAACTAGTGATGGTGATTATTCAATGGATGTTGGTTATGACAAAGAAAAAGGTTGGATTGCTCACTTTCCTAATGCAGGAACTTCTAAGCAACATCCACAGCACTTTATTGAAAAAGCACGGGCACAATCTAAAAAAGAGATACTTGCTAAATATATTGAGGACTTGAAAGTATGAAAACTCCGGAGATACAAGTAGCCGATTATCTGACGAATGATGAACGCTTAGTCACAATGATGGATGAGTTGCGACAAGATAAATTATCATATGTTCCAATTTTTACTAGTACGCCTGATGATCCATTTATTAAAGCGAGTTCAGCACCGTGGATTCGGATTACTCCCATACCTGGGGATGATGCGATCTATAGTGACGATGCTCGCTTTTTTGAATACCCACGTGTACAAGTTGATTTTTGGATTCGTGAAGAGAATGATGACCGGCTAATGGATATTCAAGAACGAATATATGAAATCCTCCACAGTCATGGCTTTGAACGTTACTACAAGAATTCTTATCCGGATCCGGACTTGGATAATTGCATAATGGTTACGGCCAACTTTGAAGGGTTTGAAGAAAGGAATGATATTTAATGGGAACACCAAATGCAAAAGTTGCTAAGTTTGGGGCCTCTAATTTTGAATATGGGGTACTAGATGAAAATGAAAAAATTAAAGATACCCGTAAAATTAGTGGATTAAGCGAAGTGAAGCTTGAGCTAACTAATGAATTAAAAACGTTAGCCGCTGATGATGGACCATATTTGGTTCTATCTGGTGGAATTACGGAAGCTAAGGAGACAATCAATATTTATGATGTTGATTCCCAAATGAAGAAAGATTTCTATGGGATTGATATTCAAGATGGTACAGAAGTTTATACTAAGAACCTTGTGCCAAATTATGTGGCCACAATGTTCCGGACAAAGCTTTCTAATGGAAAACATTGCTGGGTTGGTTTAACCAAGGGAATGTTCTCTCTACCTGGTATTTCTACTAAAACCCAAGATGGGGCACCAGACCCAGAGGCCGATGAAATCGAAGGTAATTTTGTTCCGCGTGGGGATGCAGATACTGGAACCATTCTTTTAATCGGTCGGGAAGATAATGAGGGATTTGATTTTACTAAGTTCCATAAAATGGTCTTTGGGGAAACCGCTCCAGTAGTTCCTCCAACTGATGCAGATGGTACTAAGTCAGGAACTGTTGTTGATCACGGATAAATAATTAATTGGACAGAGACGAGTTAAGTGAGACGATAAGGAGGAGATAGGAATGCCATTAAAATTAAAAGTTCAACTAGAAGGTAAGGATTCCGACTATGAACGGAAACGTCCGCCAATGTTGGAGAATTTGCTAGACGCATTAAAAATTCAACGACTTGAAACTGAAATGTTTGGTGGAGATAAAGGTCCAACGGATGAGCAAAATACTAAACGAATGGACCTCTATGCTGAATTTGCTTCACGTTTCTGGGGACAAGGTTTAACCAAAGATGACATCTTGAAAGGTGTTAGCGCTGTTGACGGTTTTAATCAAATGGTTACAGCGGTTAATTTAACACTTGGCTACAATGCGGAAGAAGATAATAAAGCCAAAAAGTCAGCAAAAAAATAACCGTTGAGATGATTGATGATTCAATCAAGAGTCTCAGCGATTTTATTAAGAATCAAATCAGTCAAGGTTATACGTGGAATGAAATTAGTAAGCTCACACTTGCTGATTTGAAATTAATGGATTATGTCTTTGAAGAAAAACAGACAACTATTGATAAAGCATTCCCATTCTTGTTCTAGGAAAAGGAAGGAGGTTGAATAATGGCTCAATCATTAGGACATTTGGCAGCAACTGTTAGTTTGGATATTGATCCGTTTACGGCAAGGGCAAAGGTGTTAAAGTCACAGATCAAAGCGACAGCCAATGCTCTACGAGCCCAAGAGGCAGCGATTAAAGGTTCAAGTAATAGTATTAATAATATGCGAGCCACGTACGCAACGATGAGTCAGCAAATGCGTAACTATAACGCACAACTGCAACAGTCCAAAAGAATAATGGACAACATGAAAAATAGCGAAGTGGCGCGGTCAAATGCCGCTAAACAGTATGCTAAAACGTCTGCGGATATCCAACGACTTCAAGGAAGAATGCAGGCACTTAATCGCGATATTGAATTACAATCGAACAAGTGGACACAATTAGCAAATCGCGCACAACACTTTGGTAATGTAACTACTAGTATTGGTTCTAAAATGTCAGGTATTGGCCGTGGGATGTCGACTTATTTAACAGCTCCAATTGCAGCGGGATTAGTTTATTCTGCAAAGAAGTTAGTTGATTTCCAAGATCAGATGCTCAAGACTAAAAATGTTATCCGGACCTCTGGAGAATCTGCCGCTGAAACTAACTATGCCTATAAGAAGATGACCGCGGATGCACGGAAGTATTCTGACGAGTATGGTGTTAGTCAGCAAAAGATCGCCGCTGGGTACCAAGACTTGGTAAAACGTGGTTACACCTCTAAAGCGGCAATCGGAGTCATGCGGAATGAGCTTAAGGCATCCGTGGCCACCGGGGATGATTTCAATGATGTAATCAATGTTGCCTCTCAAACGATGGAATCATTCGGCTTGGCAACCGACAAGGCCGGCCGACCGATCAAGAACGCTGCAGTCATGCAACGACGATCTACTAAGACGTTAAATGAATTGGCCTATGCTGCCGACGCAACTTCAACTGATTTTCAATCACTAGGTGTGGGGATGTCTTATGTTGGTTCAACCGCTCACCAAGCAGGATTTACTTTATCTGAAACTGCTAGCGCAATGGGTATTCTTTCTAATAACGGTCTTGAAGCTGATAAAGCTGGCACTGGATTACGGAAGGTTATTAATTCATTAGTTACGCCAACTGCAAACGGTCAAAAAGCCTTAGCAAGTATTAACTTAACGACTAAAGACTTTTTGACAAAGAGCGGGAAGCTGAAGTCGATGTCAGCTATCTTTAAGACATTAAATAGCCATATGAAGGGTAAAACTGGTGATGAAAAGAATGACATTTTTCATGCCTTATTCGGAACGACTGGTCAACAGGCTGGTGCAATTTTAACTGAAAATGCTAACCGGCTGAAAGAATTAAATAAGGAAGTTCAGAATGCAACTAAGCGAGATTATATTGGTGATTTATCACAAAAGAATCTTAAATCTCCTAAAGCACAATTAGCGATTTTTAAAGAGTCTTTAACTAATGCTGGAATGGATATGGCTAAATATGTTCTACCTGCAGTTATTCCACTGGTTCAAGATGTTTCTAAGCTTGCTCATAGCTTTGGTGAACTTTCACCAGCAGTGCAGAAAGCAATTGTTGGAATTACTCTATTTACTGCTGGTGCTGGACCATTATTCTTAATTCTAGGTAAGCTTAGCAGTGGTGTTGGAAAAACGGCGCTTGGATTTATGAAATTCAATGCAGGGATTGGTCGTGCAGTGACAGCTGCAAAGCTTGGTGCCAGTAGCTTAGATGTAATCGGTTCAGCTTTTTCAAAATCAACCTTTCAAGCTACTAAGTTTGGAACAACTATGACAGGTGCCGGTGGTCGTGCAGTTCAGGCAGCTAATGGCGTTGGTGCTGCAACCGTTGCCTTAAGAGGAACAAGTGTAGCTGCAGGTGAAGCAGGTGCTGCTACTGCGGTTGCCGGTGCATCATTAGGGACTATTGCTGCAGTTGCCGGGGTTGCTACTTTAGCAATTGCTGGCGGAATTACCGTTTGGGAGCTATGGGGAAAGAAAGCTGTTGCATCTGCTCAACGGACTAACCGTTGGGGTTCTGATGTTGGAGCAGTTGCTGATAAAGCCTTAAGTAAAATGAAATCTACATCTCAAGGTATTCAAGCAACCCTTACGGATATGGATGTTGCTGCATCCACTTCAACTAAGAAGCTGGCTGATGATTTTGATAAAGAATTTTCTAATATTGAAAATAGCGCTAAAGAGCACTTCAGCAATGCAAAAAAAGCTGAGAAGGGCTTATCTCCTGATGTTTCTTCAGCGATTGATAAAGAATTGAAGAAAGAAAAAGATCAATATAATGCCTATGTACAAGATGCGGATAGCGCTAATCAGAAGGTTCAAACAATTTTATCCAATCACAATAAAAAAATTTCAGAACTAGATGATAGCCAAAGAGTTATGCTGAAAAATAATCAGCAAGCAATGCTTAATGACGAAATGAAAGTTTTGAAATTAAGTGGAGATAAACGTGCTAAAGCAATGGCTGTTCTAAATAATGATATAAAGCATATGTCACTACAACAGCGGTCAAATGCTTTAGGCGACATAACAAGTGAAACAGCTGATATGCAGGAGCAGTATAAAAAACAGTCAGATATTTTAGCTAAGCGTTATGGTAAGGGTACTGCTTTATATAAGGCAGGTATGAAAGCTAATAAAAAAGCATTGACTGATTATACCGATAAAGCAGCGGCTGAATATATTCGTTTAGCGCGTGCCAATGGTGAGAGTACCAAGTTAATAAAAGATGATCTTAAAAGCATGGGGCTTAGTTATTCTGACGGTGTTGATGAAATTAAACGACAGACTAAAGCCGCTGAAACAAATCTTAAAAGTTTAGCTGTTGATACCACAAAGTTAGGTGGAAAAGCAAAAAAGGCGGCTGATATGTGGAACGACTTAGTTTTCGACCCTAAAACTGGTAAGGTCCGTACGAACGCTCAAGAAGAGGTTAACAAAGCTGTTAATTCTAAAGACCAATGGAACCAAATCAAGCTACTTAAAAAGGAAGGAAAGTTAAGTACCAATGCCCAACAAATGGTGGCTGCTGCTCTTATTGAAAATGGTAAATGGGACAAAATGTCCTGGAAAGAACAAAAGGCTTGGTTGAAGGATGGTTTTAGTGAAACAATTGTTCAAGCATTAGAAAAGTCTGGTGAATGGAATGACCTTGATCTTCAAACCAAGGAAGCTATTGTTAAAGCTAAGGGTAAACAAGAAATGGCCGACATTCTGCTTGAATCAGGTGCATGGAATTCTTTGTCATTGAAGCAACAGGAAGCAGTAATTACCAATAAGGCAACTAAGCCAATTTATGAAGCATTACAAAGTTCCGGACAGTGGAATAATTTAACCTTAAAACAACAGGAAGCGATTATTGACGCTAAGGGGACACCACAATTAGTTGATGCATTAGTACAGGCTAACCAATGGAATAATCTTACATTTAAGCAACAGCAAGCATTAGTAACAACTAAAGGAACTGCTGATGTAATGGATGCTTTGAATAAGATCGGACGATGGAATCGATTATCGCCTAAACAACAAGAAGCCATTGTTAATGCCAAAGGTTCCGGCCAATTAGGGGAATTAATTTCAAAGTACAATCTTTGGAAAGGAATGCCAGCAAGTGCAGTTAAGCAAATTGTTGCAGAAGATAGAGCCAGTGGAAACTTAAAGGCTGCTAATGATGCAATTCTTGCTTGGCAACGTGCTAACCCTGGCGCTCCTAAAAATGCTTTAGCCGTTGATAATGCTAGTGGACCAATGAGAAATGCTACTGGTGGTGTTAATGTATTTGCTAACTCAAACCCAGGTAGTCCTAAAAATGCACAAGGAATTGATAGTGCCTCTGGACCAATGTATAGTGCTCGCAATGGTGTAAATGCTTTTGCTGGATCAAATACGGGACCAGCAAAAATTGCAAAAGCTAATGATAAAGCTTCTGGGCCAATTAAAACAGCACTTGATGCAATCCATAATTTTATGAGTATACCTAATACTATTGAGAAAACAGTTAATGTTATTTTTCATAAATCAAAGCATGCTCAGGGAACTAATTACCATAAAGGTGGATTGATGGAAGTTAATGATCAACCTGGCCCCGTCTTTCGTGAGTTAGTTCAATTCCCAGGTGAAACACCATTTATTCCTTATGGGCGTAATGTAGTCTTTCCAGCACCACGAGGAACAAAAGTTGTTAAAGCTAGCGATACTGCTAAGATGTTTAAGCACTTACCACAATATGCTAATGGTACTGATGATGCTGTTTCTGTATTAACTAACTTCAAGCCTAATATGCAAAGCACCCAAGTTGTAAATAATTACAATAACGGTGGCCAAAGTAATAACGGAATGCAAAAAGAGATGTTAGACCGGATGGACCAGATGCTCAACCGCTTTGGGACAATGCTGGGCTTAAACGCAGCTCAACTTTCTGCAATTAAAGCCGGTGCCTTTGATAAGAACCAGTTTTATGGGATTGAAGGAACTGATCAAGCATTATTTGATAATCAGCATCTTTAGGAGGTGGTCGTAATCGCTGTAAACATTCTTTACATTAAAATTGATGATCAAAAAGAAGTGGCCAGCACAGATATTACTGACCACTTAACTTTTCTTGGCTTAACTGAATCGCCTAGTGTTATTAATAATTATCGTGATGATTCCCAACAAGATGGTCAAATTTGGAGTTATTCCCGTTATGGCCAAACGACGATCACCGCTAAGTTCTTATTGCAGTTCTTTGATCGAAAAGATTTTAAGATGGCAAAGCATGAGATTTATCGCGTTTTTGCACAAAAAGGAATCTTTAGGTTAAGAACAGGAGTTGAGCCGGATATTGTCCGTTACTGTCGGGCTAGTTCCTTTGAGATTAAAAGCGAACCAGAAGAAGTTAACTATTGTACGTTTGAAGTGCCTTTTGAAAATCCAAGCGGAATGCGATTTAGTAAATTGCATACGGATGAGATGAAAGATGAGGATTTCTTAGACTTGAATATGAACATGGATGAGGAAACTCCTTCATACCATTTCAAAGGCCAGAATAAGTTTTCTATCCTTAACGATAGTGATATTACAATCGATCCTGTTGAACAGCGTCATGATCTAAAAATTACTATTAAGCATAATGGTGGAAAATTCACAGTAAAGAATACAACTACTAATACTTCTTGGACGTACAATCAAAATCTATCTGGAAACGATACTCTCTTGCTAAAGGGACGGCGAACATTTAAGAATAATAACCCAGACAGTGCCAATACCGATTATGGGTATATTACTTTAGCGCCTGGAAAGAATGACTTTGAAGTTACTGGTGCAGATGATTTGGAAATTACATTCAGTTTCCCATTTATGTATCTTGGTTAGGAGGTGAGGACAATTAGTTTAGTATTGATGACACCTCATAAAGAGACAACTAAGGAGCCAATCGGAGACATTATTCTCTGGCCAACAATGCAAAGCGAGTGGTCTAAGAATTCGACCTTTCAATTGACTTTTTCAGTATTTGATTACGATTCAGCATTGTATGATCCATTAGATGTTGAAAGTTCGATTGTGCTTGAGGGACAGGAATATATTGTAAAAAATTGTGTTGAAAACTTTGATACTAATACGAAAAATATCACTGCTTGGCATGTCTATAATGAGATTAGTCGAATTTATAAACGAAGTGACCTTACCTTAAATAACAATCAGGATAGCAATGCTAGTAAAGATCAGTCGTATGGAGTTGAGGACTTACTAAAGGCATGGATTGATGGCAATAAGCTAGGTTTTAGCTATGAAGTTCATGGTAATTTTGATAAGCAGTCAACTTCTAAGTTCGATAGCGGCAGTGGTAAAGAGATGCTTAGTAAGATTACTGAGTTATGGCCAAGTGCAGTTATATATCCGGATAACAAGAAGATACGAGTTTATTCAGAAGATGAGTTCTATAAGGATAATGGCCGAGTAATTGATTTTCCCAGGGATGCAAAGTCAGTTAAAACTACTCGGGACAGTCAATCAATTATTAATATGATTCGTTGTGTGGGTGGTAAGCATGAAGTTCAGCACACTGTTTATACTGGAACAGGTGGAACTAATGCTAATGGGCCAACTGAGCCAGTTAATGGTGATTGGACACCAGTTATTCAGTATGCTGCTAGTCTTTATGGAATAAAACCGAATGCTCAGCAACTTAATGTTTTACGGGCACAAATTCAACATGAATCAAGCGGCCGGCAAGATGCTCAACAACCTGGAGCTGACCCAGATGGAGACGGTACAGGACCAGCACTTGGATTACTTCAATTTAAGCAACAGACTTTTAATTATTATTGTCGAGAACCATATACTAATGTTAAACATGGCTTTGATACATTAGTTGCGTTTTTCAATATTCCTAATGCACTAGGACAAATTAACGGTGTTACTGGTTGGAGTCCACATGGCGCTCCAATTACGAAAGATAAATTGATCATTTCACCACCTAATTCGTGGGGATGGCCTTTTCCAGATGTTGGAGAAGGTCATTTTTCATTGGGGCAAACTTTTGGAACACACCCTCAAGATGGAGTAGGGCGAACTAATGGTTTTCATGATGGCCTTGATTTTGGTTCTGTCGATCATCCTGGGCGCGATGTTCATGCGATTCATGGTGGGAAAGTCCAGGATATTGGATATATTGCTGGATTGGAAAACTATATAACTATTGTGTCGAATGATTATTTAATTTGCTACCAGGAAGCATTTTTGAATCGAGGCGATATTACTGTTCAAGTTGGGCAAGAAGTTAAAACGGGGGATGTTATTGGCCACCGTGATACTAGCCATCTTCATATTGGAATTACTAAGCAAAAGAATTTAATGACTGCCTTGAAAAGTGCCTGGTCAAATGATGGAACGTGGCTTGATCCCTTACAAGTTATTCGTGATGGTATCGGTGGTAAAGAAACTAATGATACTGTCGGAAATGATACAACTACAGAATCACAAGAAGAGTATTACTTCCAACCGTTTATGGTAGTTGATCAAAAGTCAATTGACGAATGGGGAGAACATCCTGGACCTGATCTTGTTGATGAAAGATTTCAAGATGCAGATGCAATGCGTAAATATGCCTTAACTACTCTCAAACCTGATCCGGATTTAAATATTGAAGTTACACTCCAGGGAAATTCATTTATACCTGTTGCTGGTGAAATTCTAAGGGTGCTTGCGCGTGATAAATATTCAGGTAGTTATAAAACTGTTGGCTATACGATTTATCCGGAAGCCAAGGGACAGGATAACCAGATTACGTTAAATAATTCAAAAACGACTATTTTAGATTATCAAAACCAGAAAGCTAAACGCCTGCAAGAAGCTCTTGAAGAACAACGACTTCGGATTAGTGGATTAGCAAATAGCATGGATCAGCAATCTAAATCATTAACGCAAGTCGTAAATGATAAGAAAGAGACAGATAAGAATATGGAGGCTGTGGACCAGAATATTTACTGGATGCAAAATGGTCAGCATAATTTAGTAACTACGATGACCGGCGGAACTGCTTCCAGCGAAAAATATAATGATAGTCCAGTAATCGAGATTGAACAAGGCACTCTCAGAAGCAATGAATTTAATCTCAACGGTGTCTCCTCCATCTCAAGTCGTCTCATGGCTAAGTTAAGTGTGACTGATAATTCAATTTCTGCCACTACTTATGTTGAATTCTTAAAGAGCGATGGCAGTTCTGCCGGCAAGTCGAATGTTGTCTATATCGTCAATAACGGCGCTTGGCAATCTGCCGGCACAGTCAACATTAAAATTCCAGCCGGCACTACTAAAGGAAGATTAATTTTCGATGTTTCCGGTTCGGGTAAAGCATACGTATCACGGGCCCAGGTAAACCTAGGTTATAGAGTGACGGATTGGGGTAGTTTGAAGTGAAAATAGTTATTCTTGAAAGGTGATGATTTTTTGAAAGAGTTACATACAGATGACCTCTCAATGAATAGTGGCAAATTATTTAGAGAGCAGATGGTTGAGAATTTTGAAGCTATTGAGCAAGCTATCAATGATTTAGATAAAAAAGTTAACAATGAGGTTCGAGACCGTGATAGTGCGGATAATAAGCTCAGCGGCCGGATTGATAGTGTTAACGATCGGTGCAGAAAAATTGAACAAACTCGTGCTACACGAGATGAAGTTGAAGAGGCGAAGTCTTATATGGACCATAAAGCTGAACGTGTTTCTTGGGGTTCTGATGGCTCAACTTTTGTAACCATGCTAACCGAAGCATTAAAAGACACGCAAATGAAAGATTTAATAAAAAGTATTATTAAGGGGTGATAGGAAAAATGATGGAATTAACTTTTAATTTAACAGAAGATCGCCGTGAACCCTTAAAACCCCAGTCGCTTAAAGACTTTGAATTAACGTTTGGCAATGGTTCTGGTGTAAATGTTCAAAGTAATAATTGGGTTCAAGGACGATTGCAGATGGACAATTTACGGCAAACTTTCGTAAATATCCAACAAGGGAAGGACAACGAACCATTTGATATAACTGGCTATATTCTCCAATTTTGTGGACGAACACCATTTGATGGGAAGCAACAGTCGTATCGTGTTATTGATAATAGTTCAGTGGTCGTTGATGGCTTACATGGGCGTTTCCGTTATACATTCCCAGTGCAAGCCTTTGCGGTTGCTGGTGCATACAAGCAGGCTTATTTCCGCTTGATTAGATTGTCTGATTATAAGTGCATCGCAACATTAGAGTTTGACTTATCTGTCTTAGAAGATTTCGTTTTTGCTGATATGGTGCCGGCAGACTACATTAATCCTTTTAATGACATCCTTAATCAATTGCTTGACGGAGAAAAGAAATTCAAGGCTGATACTCAAGCATTATATGAAACAGCAGCTAAACGGCTTAACGATGCTGTCGAGCAATTAACACAGTTAGGTACAGATGTTAAGACTACTCTAACAACTGAGCAAACAATGCTTCAACAATTGATTGAGAAGATTAAGCAAAACAATCTACTTACCCAAGCAGATTTGGATAAATTCTCTGAGTTAATTGATTCTAAACTTGCTGATATAAATAAGAAAATTGCTGATTTATCCAATTCGGTTGAAGCAATTCGTCAAATGGGGCGCAATAATGCGGGGCTTTTGCAGTACAAGATGGTAACTGTGACAACTGATCCAAACGGTCGAAATAGCACTATAACTGAAAATCAAGTCAAACATCTGCAAGCAATTCACGCTACGATGTCTGTTGTTGATATGGTGGGGATAACTGATAAGAACGATTCAAACCCTCAAAAGAGTGACGGCAAGCAATTGCAGCAAGCTATTGTTTGGAGTAAGCAATATAATGTCCCAATTACAATGATTAAGCCGCACTTAGGAATTGATTATTGGGACAACTTCTATCGAGCAGAGTATATGCCAAGCGATATTTCAGGTTTCTTTAATGCCTGGGGAGCAATTCTAATGAAGTATGCAGCAGTTTGCGATGAAAATAATGTTCCTATTCTATGTATTGAAACTGAACAATATTTGCTAACACAAAATAAGTATCTTGATTATTGGCGGACTATTATTGAGAGCATTCGAGCTAAGTATCCTCATCTATTACTAACAGCGGCATATATGGGTTTTGAAATTGTGGATGATGAGCATACTAAATTACTAAAGTATCTTGATTTAATTGGCTTGAATGTATATCCGGGTTACATCATTGACGATTATAGCGATAAGCTAACTACAAGTTACTTAGTTCAATCGTTCTCTAACACCCTTGATGGGACTAACATTGCTTCTTGCATTGACCAAGCCTGTGAAAAGTATAATAAGAATGCAATTATGACGGAAACGGGCTGTATTCCAACGATTAAGGGATTAACTAAACTAGTACCAGATGATTTTAATTCCGCTAATGGTGCTAATGATTATGAAGTAACTGCCTTTCTAATGAAAGCGATGTTCGACTTCTTAAAAGAAGATAAGAATATTATTGGCTTTGCCTGGTGGCACGCTGGAAAGCCGTTTAACTTTTTTGACGAAGCCCAAGACGTTACGAATCTTTCTCCAGCGGAAAATATTTTCAAATCTTCAATTGAAGGGGGTATTATTTAATGTCAACGAATTATACAAGTGATACGCTTGGGCCTAATACAAATCTGTTACCTCAATATGATCATTACAAGGTCTACACAACCCCAGCGTTTGATGAGAATAACTGTACTTATCTTGGTTCACTAAAATTGCAAAACGACCCAACGCAGATTGTCAGTCAGACCGATCGTAAGGTTCGTCGATTTACACTTGCTTTACGGTGTGCAAACGGTGATGATAATATGGTTCATAACGTCAGTGATGTTTATATTTCAGCATATTTTGATAAACCAGACCACCTTGCTGTTAATATTGGTACTAAGTCATTAACAGGGTTTTATGATACTTCTGAATTTTATAAATTTTATGTATTCTGGACTCGTACTTCTCGAAGTGAGACCGTTGAATTTGAAGTTGAACTTTGGATAGAGACACGTGATGGGATTAGTGCGGTTGATCTTCAACCGACCTTCTTTCAAACATATTTAGATAGTAATACACAGGCAAATTATGACAAAGTAGCTAATATTCATTACAATGGTTACTCACGAGTTAATGCGCTGTTTGCTGGAATGGCACGTAAAAATATCAGCCATCAAGATATGATGAATCAGCATTCTTCGGGTTATGCATCCGTTCAAAGCTATTCCAATTATGCCGCAGATAATTCTACAAATGATCTAGTCGTACTTGATCCTTATCAATCCTATGTAGTGCTGGCAACCAATGGTCAGGATCGAACAATTGCGACGATTGCTCCAGCAACTGATTATCAATATCAAAACGGCCGGCGATTAGTTTGCGTTTGCTGGAATCCAATTACTTTCCATCATGCTGGTAATCTTGACAGTGCTGGAGATAATCACCTTGTTATGAAAGGAAGCACTGATTACAAGTGTCAGGTTAATGAAGCGGTTGAATTCTTGCGAGTAGGAAATCTTTGGGTTCAAGTTTGAGGTGATTGAAATGAAAGCGATATATAGAGTAGATGAAACTGGTATTCATCATTTGGAAGTTAATGACAATTATGAGTTACAAGCATGTGAATTGTTAGCTCAGCCAGAGATTATTCATAGCCAATCACCAACAGAACGGTTATTGATGCAGCAATCACAACAAATCACTTTGCTACAAAGTACTGTTATGCAACAAAATCAAACCAACGCTAAACTTCAAGCTGCAAATATACAACAAGCAAATCAAATTAAGCAGTTGCAACAAATGTTCATGCAGACTAATCAGCAACAAGCCATCGCTAAGTCAAAGGAGGAAGTTCAACAATGATGACGCAATTACAAATGCTACAAATGTTTTGGAATGACTGGGGAAATCATGATGTCAATTTCTACAAAGTTTATGTTCAGTGTGGGGCTATCAGCAAAGAAGACTATAAGACGGTAACAGGTCAAGACTATAATATTGAAACCACGATGGGAGCATAGATTATGACAGCAAAATCTACAACTAAGGCTGCTAAATCACCGTTTAGTGGCCTAAAATATTATGGGGGGGCCGTTATTGACATTTTGAATTCCAACTTTGAGTAATAAATAACTAAAGGTATAATTTACCTATTAAATATTGAGGGGTAGATTATATGATATTGTTAGTTAGCCATGCATCTTCTAGTAATTCAGCAGTGATATATAGTGGCCTAATTGCCGCTCTTGTATCAGGAGTAGTGAGCCTAATTGGTTATAGTATCACAGCTTATTTTCAAAATAAAAACACTAAAGAGTCATTAAAAGTACAACGCAAGAATAATGAAGCTACGATCCAAACGCAGAGGGAGATTGCGCAAATGCAAAAAGATGAAAAGCTTTTTTATCAAAGTCAATTAGATTGGTGGAATGAAACAAGAAAATTAATTGCTAAATTTGTAAGAAATTGCACTATTATTAACAGAAAAATAGAGAAGACAAAGAAAAACACAAGCTCTGAGCGATTAAATAATATAAAAAGTATAGAAGACGCTAAAAAACAAATCGCTGAGAACCAAAATGATATCCAAGAATTAGAGAAAAGTATCAATGATATCCAGGAACAAATTACTTTAATTCGTTTATATTTATTTCATGACGAAAATACAGCTGAACGAGAAATTTTATTGAAAATTTTAGTTATGGAAAAACATTATTCCAAGTTAGAACCAATTCCATCTGTAGAATTAAGCAATTTTGTCGATTTAGTAAGGAATTTCTTTGAATTGCAATTGAAAGAGTTGCAGAACAAAACAGCTTAATAGAAAACATCATAGTCGCCGTAGAAATACACAGTACATAATAAAAGCCCCGCTCGTTTGAGTGAGGCTTTTGTTATGGGCGGCTATTGTTAACATACCTAAAATCCAGTAATATATTTTCTGTTATTAAATTAAGAAAGGGAAACGTGTGATGCAATCGAGAGATAAATTGGTACTAATTTGCTATACACTTGTTATTTTTATAATAGGATATATGGTGTGCTTATATCATGAGCAATTATTTCAAAATGCTGGAGCAATATTTGCTACTATAGTTTCAGTGAGTACATTTCTGATGACTGTTTTCAACTTTCAAGTAGCTACAAAAGAGAGAAAATTTGCAAGACGGATTGAGCAAAATAGAATAAAGGAGTTAAGAAAAGCGGTAAACGTATTTCGTAATAGCCAAAAGTGGAATCAAGATCTTTCCTTAACTGAGGATGATATTGATATACTTCAAGTAAACATTAACTATATCTTGCAGTATTCAAAATCCTTTACTATTATACGGACGTTTAAATATATTAATTTGATTTTAATCAAAATTAAAAATTCAAACAATGAAATTAGTAAAAGAATGGAAACTAATGGTCTTGTTGAATATGTTAAAAATAATATTTTCTGTATGAAGAAAAAAGAAATCTATTAGGAGAAAAACTGTGTCATGATTATTTTAATAAGTGAGTCAGCTATGAACGATAAATTGGTAGATATAATAGAGGAGCAGAACAGTAACTATTTAGGAATTATTACTCTAGTAATTACGCTAGCTCTTGCTATTTTTGGAATCATTCAATGGAAAATAAATGATAAAAAATTGAATCAATTAAGAACAGAAACCATACAGAAAATTGCTGAAAAATATGATCTCAGTAGTTTACAAAAATTAAAAAGTGAAGTTGACGCTCTTAAACAGAAGCAAGACAAAGCATACTTTAAGCTGAGATCTCAAGATATTGAGTGGTTAACAAAAATTCAAGACTCTATTGAATTAGATGTTCAAAAACTAATAGCGAATGATGTCGAACCTGTTGTTCAAGAAGAAATAGTACATAATATTTTTACGAAAATAAGTATGTTTATCTATAAAGATTTTTTGTACAATGAAGACAAAGAGAATACGATTTATGTCATTTATTCAATGTTAAATAACTTAAAAGAAGATACTCCAATGCTCGGCAAAGCATACGCGGAGATGCTTAAGGATAACGAAATAATGAGAATCGTTAGAAAAAGAGAATCAAATCAATAATGCGTCGTCCTATATAGGGCGTTTTTATTTTACCCTCAAGGAGGTGACAACGCACAATGCACATCTTTACAATCCATTCATTTCTCAGTCTTAGTTGGGCCGAGTGGGGATCCATTCTTGTGATTGGCACAGCAGTATTTGGCGGGGCGCATAAGTTAATTGGCAACCTAATTGATAAAGTCCTTAATCCGATTAATCAGAATCTTCAAAAGCTTAATAAGAACATTGAAGACTGGAATGAATGGCATAAACATGCTAATAAACGCTTTGAAGATGGAGATAAGCACTTTATCCATCATGATGAGCAGTTGCAAGATCACGAACGAAGAATTACAAACTTGGAGGAGAAAACAAATGAATATCATTAACGCAATTCCAACCTATATCATGACGGCCGTTATCTCAACGGTCTTTTATTTTGCCTTAAAACAGAGTCAATCATTTATTCACGCCAAAGTCATCCATGCTAAAACTGCAACATCTCGTGCCGCTTGGTCATGTGCTGCACAACTTGCAGATGATGCAGTTGCTTCCTTAGTTGGCAAAGATATGGCAGGTCATGAGAAGTTCCATCAAGCAACGGATATTGTTCAACAGGCTCTTCAAAAGCAGGGTATTAAGAACATTGACCTTAATGCTATTGAAACGCTTGTTCAATCAGCTTATGAAAAGTCGTCCTTGACACCAACCGTTGATCCGACATTACAACAAGCACAACCTACTAAAACAGCCGCTATTCCAGCCGGCCAAGCAACTGCAATCGATCCAATGAAGGAGGATAAATAATTATGCGTAATCAATTTATTGATGTTTCGAGCTACCAACCAGATACCGTTGCCTTTTTCCAAACTGCTAAAAATCAGGGGGCATTAGGTGTTGTTGTTAAGTTAACGGAAGGATCCGAAGACGGTTCTGCTTACGTTAACCCGCGTGCAGCAGCTCAAATCCGTAATGCCCTTGCAGTCGGTTTACGAGTATCTTGTTACCATTTTGCCCGTTATACTTCTGTTGGCGATGCACAAAATGAAGCCCGTTTCTTCGTTAAAATTGCCCGGCAGTTCGGTATGTATGACGATACTCTCATGATTGATGATGCAGAAGTTCATTCTGCAGCTGATTATCAGTCTGCTTCCTTAGCATTCCTTCAAGAAGTCGAAGCATTAGGTTACAAGAATACTGGTATCTATTCCATGAAAAGTTTCTTTACTGGTGACACGCTTAATTCTCATGGATTCGGCTCCCGAAAGATTTGGATTGCCGGTTATGGTGTGACTGAACTTGGTATTGATAATGCCGCTGCATGGCAATACTCAGATCACGGTATCATGGGTATTGATACTAGCTTGGACTTTGACGGTGCCTTTACGACGGGTTCTGTATCAGGTAATGTTCCGCAAGTTGTTATTCCAGAACCCCAGCCGGTTCAACACGTCGGCCATCCAGCAAGCGGAACCTACATCGTCCAACCAGGTGACACGCTATCCGCCATCGCCACTAAGTACGGCACCACTTACCAAAACCTTGCTGCTATCAACAGCATCGGTAATCCAAATATGATCCAAGTCGGTCAAGTCCTCAAGGTAACCGGACAACCAACAACTGAAAATACTTACTTCGTTCAAGCAGGCGATACCTTGTCCGGAATTGCGACTAAGTTTGGTACAACGGTATCTGACTTAGTAAGCCGCAATCATATCGCTAACCCGAATGTGATCTATGTCGGTCAAAAGATTTACTTAGCTGGTAATGGCCAATCTAATGCTTATACGATCAAGGCAGGTGACACATTAAGTGGAATTGCTAGTGTATTCCATACAACTTGGCAAGCATTAGCACAAAAGAATGGAATCTCAAATCCTAATGTAATTTATGTTGGCCAAACAATTCAGATTTAAATTATTAGTCCTAGTAGTTGCTGCAGTTCTAAGAAACTGTGACTAACTACTAGGACTTTTTCTAGTATTATGAATTTGTTAAGATAAATATGGTGATGTATATGAAAAAATATATAAAATTTATTTTAGCAATTATGTTAGGATTTCTTTTATTTAATTTAGGTATTGTGGTAAAGGCTGATAGTAACGTTGGACTATATAAAGAAAATTTGGAAAAATATTTTGATAGTGTTGGTAATGATGGAGATGAAGAGTATTATCATGTTAAACTTGATAATAGGAATGGAATGCTGAAGGTTAATATAAAATTGCCTGATCGTCAAGAAATATATGCTAGTGGATTTTATTACTATCATGCTATTTTGGCTGTGAAAAAGACAAAACTTAATCCAAATGTATCTCAAGTTTCTATTAAAGATAATGATGATAAATATGTCTTTAATGTAGCTGATATTAAAGACTTAAGTTTTAGTAAAAAAGATATTTTAGAAAATGCAAGAATAAATAATCCTTCAGCGTATGATGATGCTAAGGATCAGGATAGTACAGAACCATGTGAAGCTGAGTATCTTGAAGACCAACTATTTCCTAAAGCAGTAAGTCATGTATCGTATGATAATGATGAAAATGATTAAAGAAATACTATTTTAAGAGTTGCCCACGAAATGCCCACATAAACAAAATGTTGCTGAAAATTCATAAAATATTATAGAAATCTATATAAAAAATAAGAGCTTATAAGTCCATATTTACCAAGGCTTATAAGCTCTTATTAAGTATTTTAGGAATCGTTAAATATAACCCATTCAATTAGCTGCCTTTATGGCCGTTTTGCAGACCGATGAGCAAGTTGATGATAAGTAAACGTTGGTGTAATAGGAATTGACATCTTTAAAAATCACAAAGTAGACCAATATTTTACTAGTTTCCCCTTAATTTTCCCTTATGCGGGATTTTAAGGGAAAGGTAGAATATTAGTCTACTTTTCTTTTATATTAAACTTTGTTAAGTTGTCAAAGAGATTGGCAGTTTCTCGCTTCTTATGATTCGTTAAATGGACATAAGTATCAAGGGTAGTTTCAATCTTTGTATGACCTAGCCTAACTTGTACTTCCTTAGGTGATGCACCTGCCTCTAGCAGCATAGTTGCGTGGGTATGACGTAAACTATGGAAATTAAATGGGAAACCTAATTCCTCGGTTACTTTACTTGCATAGTACTTAATCGAATTGGGAGTTACAGGTTTCCCATTTTCTTTTGTACATACAAAAGATTAAATAATTAAAAAAGGCGATAGCATTCGCTACCGTCTTTTATTATTGAATTTAAAACTAAAAAGGATGCCGATTAAGGCACCCAGTTTACCGGTACGGAACAAGTAACCAGCTGGTTCCATTTTGCACTCCGGCTTATCATATTGATACTCACATTATAACATAAAAGTTCTATGGTACAATAAGAAAGCACTCCGAGACCACCAATCTCAAATTGTAAGTGCAACTGGGGGTGAACCCCATGAGCCATTTTTGGCTTATCATATTGTTTGTGCCTAGTAAGCACATTAAACATCTAATTAAATGGTTGCTCAAGTAGTGACCTTAGCGCTGACTTCGGTTGGCGCTTTTTTAGTACATAAATTTATAACATCCCCATAAAACTATTTGGAGTCGGCTAGCAACAAAGTTAAACACTAAGTTTTTCTTTTAGTGCAGTGGTCATTACTTCACTAAAGTTAACACCATTTTCTTTTCCTAATTCATTTAAGTAGTTAGGAATGGTAATAGTTTTCTTGATTACTTTGTTATCATGTTTGCGCTTATATTCAGAAACATTAACAGTAACCAGAGTAACAGTTGCTCCATCTTCAGCTTTTGGCAAGTCAGTATTAGATTCAGGTAATTTATCTTCAAGTGAGTAAGTACCAATATAATCTTTTGCCATTTCCATCGCGTCAGCAATTGATTTACCTTCTGTCATTCCATCAATATCAGGAATCTTAACAAAATAAGGATGATCAGTATTATCTTCGCTTTTAGTAATGATGATTGGGAATACTTTGATTTCGTCCATAAGTGTTCCTCCTTCAAATTTGGCACACAAAAGCTAGACTCGGCTAGGAGCCTTACCTTTGTTACTTTAGGTTGAATTTTTTAATCAAAGCGTTGTAGAGTTTGTCATTGAACTTTGGGTGCCGTTGAGTTTTAATCTTACCATTTGACCAGATGTCATGATTGCCACCATGCCTAACGAAGTACCACCCGCTATCTTTGAATTTCTTTTCAACCTTACGACGTTGTACCAAATGATTCAATTCCCTTCAACACTTATTATAATACACGTGTTTAATACGTGTATTAAGAGAAAAATACATATTTAACACGTACTTTGTTATGAAAGGGGATGAGTAATGATGCCAAGGTTTAGACACTGCAGACAACCAGGGTGCCATGCAATGGTGCAGCTACCTAACCACTATTGCAGTAAGCACTTTAAAAATGAAGCGGAATACATAGCAAAACAGACAGCGATGGGCAAGAGAATGTGGCAAACAGTATCAACGCAAATACAATACAGTAATACGGTATCGGAATAATACTAAGTCAGACCAGTACAACTTCTATCGAACTAAGCAATGGCAAGAGCTAAGGTAACGTATTACATCTGTCAGTATTGCGGACAACCAAACAGGGAAGCTATACGGATATATTGCGAATATGATTAAGAGTATTATTGACCAGCAACCAGCTTTTAAGAAACTGGCTGAAGAAGATGACCTGGTAATTCATGAACATACCGGGATTTCAATGCGGAAATTTAATAACAATCTTAGGCCGCTATCGTTTAATGCTGGTAAGTATGACTCTTGCCACTTTACGACAGCGGTTTTGATGAGGTTGGTAATATTAAGTCACGTGAAGGAACTAAGAAAATTGTTTCCGGGCAAGTTAACGTGCCTAATTATCAATACATTGAGATTTCGACTTCTTATCCCGATCCTTCTGTACCGTTTCATGAAGAGCAGAAAATGGTTCAACAAGTCATGGAACAAGATTTCAGTCGAGTAGCTGACCGGACGTTAGGTTTAATTTGGGATCAGGATAGCCTGGACGAAACTTTTAAGGAAGATACGTGGATTAAGTCGAACCCGCTGCTCGGATTACCTAGTCAGCATGATATTTTCTTGGATGGTTTACGTGATAAACATGACGCTGATATGCTCACCGGAACGGTCGATGACTTCTAAAATAAGAACCTTAATCTGTGGTTACAAGAAGCTACTAATAGCTATCTAAAGCTATCTGATATTGAGCGAGCCGTTATTCCAAGCTTTGACATTCGAGGTCGTGACGTTTATATCGGATTTGACTATTCAATGTTCTCAGATAATACTGCACTTTCTTTCGTGTATCCCTATCAAGACAGGGATGGTAAGCAGGAATGGCACATTGAACAACACAGCTTTATCCCTTGGGAAAAAGCTGGTTTAATTCAGGCGAAGGAAAAGCAGGGCGGTATTGACTATCGTGAGCTAGCTAAAAAGGGAAACTGTACAATTACTTGTCATCCGCCATTCAATTATCTATGAAAGAGGTGAAAATATTGATAG